CGGATTAACCGCGCGAAGTGCACCATTTGTCTTCATCGTGTAGTCCACGCCTGATAACGTTAGGAAGCCTTGTTGATCGTAACGATCGGCAAGCCAGTAACCCAACACATCACGTGACGTAGTACGGAAATTGATAACGGTTTTCTGGTCAGCCATGCGACCTGTGTTTCGGTTGGCATTACGGAGTTGATCGATTTGGATCTTATCCGTAAACGCTTTGATGGCTTCTTCGTTACCTTCTAGAGTGTTATCTCCAGTTACACCATCGCCTTCTAAGTCTGGAACCAAGCTATAAACAGCTTCAGTACCACGTTCGGTTTTGGTCAGTTCAGTAATTCTGTGAACCATTGAGTTGTGGCTAGTGCCAGCAAACTTTTGCAAGAAACTTTTATTACGTGCGACCTTCCAAACGTATCTTGCCCAAACGTTTTTCTTTTCAGTGGTCATCGCAGCAAAATCTGTATTCGCCATTTTAGGGGACCTATAAGAAATATTTTAATGTATGGTTTTGCGCGTGACGTTCGCAGGACGGAATAAAGACGAGGTTTATAGTTCTCTCGGAAACTAGCCCCGTGACGTGGGGCTAGACGAAGTTTATGTATGTATTATAATCAATGATTATATACAAAGTCAAATAAAGTATGAGTAATAAAAATCACCGCGGAGTTTAGCTAACTATGCGTCGGTAAGTTTATCGAATTCTTCTTCTGACATTTCTTCAATGCTCGGCAGCTTGCGTTCTGTATCTAACTCACCTGATTGTTTAGGTGGTGTAGCGGCGGCAGCTTCGATATTTTTCTGTGTCGGTTTTCTCGACGCTGGCGTTGCTGCTGGCGTTGCCGACACTCTATCGTAGCCGTGCATTTTTACTGTCATTTCTGCGGCTCTGCGAAGTGCTTCGTGAGGTTCGTGACCTGCGTTAATAAACACATCACGGAGTTCGCGAGTTTCTTCTGCGATGCCTGCGTCAAAGTTTTCTGATTTGTCATCAAACACGTCGTACTGCTTTACTAACCTGTCTGCTTCGGCCATTAACATCGCTTCTTTGTTCTGGGTACTGGAACGAGATTCATAGGCTTCGTTGGCTTTAGTTTCAGCTTGTCTAACGGCGTCTTCCTGGATCTTGTTAAAAATCTCTGCCATCGCTGCGGCCGAGGTATCAATTTCGCCATCGAGGGTATTGTTTAATATTTCCCGCATACGCGCGGTAATATCTAAAGCAGGCTGCTCGGGTTCTGCCGAAGGTTGCGGTTGTGCAGGAGCGCGATTGAAACTTTCCACCGTCTTGCGCAAGTCTTCGATTTCTTTTTGTGTAGCCGCGTATTGTTCTTCGGCTGCGCGGCGTTTTTCGATTTCTTTGTTTAATCGTTTAACGGGCACGCGATTTTGGGTAGGAGACTCGTCGTCTTCTTCGCCTTCTTCTGGTTTCGGTGTTTCTTCTGGTTTCGGTGTTTCTTCTGGTTTTTCTTCCGGTTTTTCTTCCGGTGTTTCTTCTGGTTTTTCTTCCGGTTTTTCTTCCGGTTTTTCTTCTGGTAGTTCGACAGGCGTTTCTTCTAACTCATAGCCAATCGAATCAGATTCTAACGGGCCGTCAAGATCGATTTCATCTGTGACGCCACCGAATTGATTAACGCTACCTGCTTGGGGTTGTTGGTCGTTTAGGGTCATTTGTTTTGTCCTGTATATCTGCTTGGATCTTTAAGGCGTCTGAAGTCAGACGGGCGTTATTCTGCAATTCAGTTTTCCGTAAGCCTGACATATTTGACATCTGTGACATCTGCAGTCTTGCACTCAACTCTTGCATACGTGTTTCACGTTGAGCTTCTAACTCGCGCAGTTGTTTAACGAACTGACCACGATTTAGGTCTTCGGCACGGGCTGCACTTAATGCGGCTTCGGCTGAAAGTTTCTGGATTTCGCTGTCTAGTTTAGCGAGTTCTAGTTGTGCTTGTTGGATAGCCATCTGCTGTTGCATCTGTGCCATCTGTTGTTCTTCCGGTGTCATCTCACTGTAGCCTGCCGCATCTTTTAAGATACGTGCGATCTCTGTTTTACGAGACAAGTGTGATGATTCGATAATAAAGTGATCAGGTATTGCCACGCCTGCGTTGCGTAAGCTAAGTGCTTCAGCGAATTGCATTTCATCGAATGAATCGCGTGCAGGTGAGCTTGCAACAACAACGTCGTATTCGCCGACGGTTAAGTCGTTGACCACGCGGTCCGCCGTTTGTTGGTTGACAATCAACTGTTCGCGGGGCTGTTCGGGTTCTGAGTAATTAGTAATATGGAACACGCGCTCTGCCGTATAAAAGTCTTGAACAAGTTCCAGTATTTTTTGTGCGAGTAACTTACGAGAAAATTCTAAATTATTAAATGGAACTTGCAGTTGCACTTGGCCGCGGGCTGTGCGCTGATCGAGTGCTACTCCTGATACGTCGGCGGCTTCTGTCCCCAACATAGATTCATTAATACCCGATATTTCCTTGATGTCCATCGCGCCTTTTTGGGAGATACGATCGACACCCGAAGGCACTGGGTTTGGTTTAATCTTTTCCGGTTTTTGTCTACCTGGTGCATACGTAACAACAACCCCTGTTTTAGATCCTTGTTGCGCCAAGTCATCTTCTGTCATGTTGGTGAGTGAGCCCTCCTCCAACAACCAGCCTGAGTTCGCTGTCGTGTTTACAATGTGCAGCTCTTGTGAGCGCGACTTGTTGACAAACTCTTGTGGGGATAGAAGATTTCGCACCATACCGATGGGGCGACCGCGACGAAAAATAGGAAAGTACGGAACAATGGTAAACGTTCTGTAAGGCGACCATCCGTCGTGTAGCAGAACGCAGTCTGCAGAAACAGTCCAACGGACGCGTTTTTTACGCGCTTTAAAAATAATCACGCTGAAGGCTGCTTGGATTTTCTGCTTATGTTCTTCTGACCACTCCTCTGGGACAATGCTAGTTTCCCCGGATTGTGGATCAATAAACTGTTCTACCGCAGTGACTTTGTAGTACTGACGTTCTACTACGCGTACATTTCGGATTGAATGACTGTCGTCTACGCGAGATGCTTCCGGGTGGATATGATCCTCCCCCGCAAACGTGTGTTTTACTAACTCGATGGAATCTTTGCCGTAACTAGTGCCGGAGGCAGCCAGCTCGACTTGTTTTTGTTTGTCTTTGCCGTAACGTTCGCCAATCTGTGCTGGGGTCATCCAACGGGTGGTGGTCACCTCGTTCCATTTACGTGGGTCGTAGGACGTGGCATCTGGGTCGGGGATAACTGCAATGGGATTTTCTGAATCGAGTTCGATTTCACCTTCGACGTTTTCGTCGTGGTTTAATCGCACGTCATAGTAGCCGCGATCCATGATCAGGCCATCGGCATATACCGTCGGTTCGACGTGCTTACTGAAATTGTTTTCTTCTAATAGGTGGTCAACAAGTTTACTCAGTACGTCGGCTACAGGTTGAGTTGCCGCGCCGCGTTTTGGCTTAAAGCGTATATCAGCTTGTCGATTCGCTTGCTCGCCCAACGCTGCGTTAACGGTAGGAAGTATGTTATTAATAGTAAGGGCAGGACGACCTTCGTCTTCCAGTCCTTTTCTACCTTGTTCACTCCACTGCTCTCCAATGTAAAATTGCTCGCAGCGCTGTGCGATTTCGACGTATTTATCGTGACCTCTATCGCGTGCACGTACATAACGATCCCAGTTCTCTTGGGCAATTGCACGTTCGTCCGCTTTTTTCGTGATAGATTTAATATTGTTTCGATTATATAATTATTGATTATATTTTACTTGACTTCACAAGAATTAACAACTGTGTTCTAACTGCAATTCCATTTGTCTGTCGTACTCTGTGGTTTTGCGTGTCATCATCTGTGGGGCACGCAAACCAGAAGAGACAATATATTGCAAATCAGTCGCGGTGTCTTTGTGTCCACGGTGACCTGGTGCAAGGGCTTTTTTTATCAGGTGTTGCAGTGCTGCGTTACTCACACCGAAGGCGTCTATCACCTCGTATACGTCGACTAATATTGACTTACCTTGTTTGTCGTAGATCCTGCGTTCGTATTTATTCATTTCTTTCTCTCCCTAAAGTATTTGTGGACGTACATGGATGTGATCACGCCAAGTGCCCCGACCGTTCCGATCGGAATAACTAACCAAAGTCCGGCGATGCCCTGCATGACAAACTGCGTTGAGACTGATCCGATAATAACGATTTCAAAAAACGCCATTAAGTACGACGTGAATGCGGCGGATAATTTGTGGTCGTGAACCACGTTTAGCTGCTGAAACGCTTTTGCCGCTACCGCTACGTAACTGGCAAACAACGCAATTAAATAAACCATGTTAAGCCCTCATGTGTGATCGTTTGCTGCTGCCGCCAATGTGTTTACTCAAGCGGTCGCGCCACGTTTTTTCTTTCTTCGGTTTTTGATCGCGGTGTATGGTGAACTTATCTAGCATTTGAAAGCACCATGCGAACGCATCTACCTGGTCGTCGTGCGTGCCCGCAGGGAAACGCAGCATCTCGTTTTTTAACTCGATCGTTAAGTCTGCGTGTTTCGGCAGTAACACCATCCCCTGCTGCATTCGCGCTTGCAGTGGACGGGCTCTCGCCTGTTTATCTCGACGGCCTGTTTTTAGCAGCTCCGTACCGAAGATAACTTTCCGCTCCTGCATGCGTTTGTTCAACATAGGACCCAGGGCCATTTCAATCTGCCCACGTTCGACGCCGACGATTTGCGGTTTAAAAGCGACGTACTCGTCGATGATCTTCTCAACTATTTCGAGCGCATCCCATTTACCGCGACACACGTTAAGTAAATACACCTTGTCGTCTTGCGCCACGCCGATGGTCACGCCAACCGTGTAGTCGTTATGTTCTGCCTGACCGATAGCAAAATCCCACGCTTGGTAGATTTTCATCTTGTCGCGCGGCGGTTCTTTCTCGTAGTACCTGAACCAGTCTTTCTGGAAATACGCACCTGTGTCCGGTACAGGATTCTGCTGATAGAGCGCCGACCAATCGCGTTCGCCGACGGCGCGCTTAATGCGTTCGAGACTTTCTAACGGATAACGTTCCGCGTGCAGCGGTTCGCCACGCTTGCGATAAAATTCATCGGCGGTGGAAATTGCGGGGTACTTAACTACTTCCCACTCGTCGCCGCCCGTTTGCTGTTGCTCTAGGAGCCAGCCAGCCAAATCATCGTCGTGCCACCGTGTAAGGATAACCAGGATACCACCCCCTGGCGCGAGACGGGTATAAAATGTGGACGTATACCAGTCTTTAATCTTTTGCCTATTTGACGCTGATTCGGCGTCTTCACGGTTTTTGATCGGGTCATCTATAATTCCTATGTGCGCACCGCGCCCTGTAATTGCACCGCCGACACCAGCGGCAACGTATCCACCGCCAACGGACGTGTTCCACCGTTCTGCGGACTGGGATTTCTTATCTAGTTTCGTGTCGTGGAACACCTTCGAATAATCTGGGTCCGCCAGTATGCCGCGCACTTTACGGGAAAAATCCATGGCTAAGTCAGCCGCATATGAACTGGCGATGACCTCATGTCGTGGGTACTGGCCCAAGTGCCATGCGGGGAATGTCTTGGATGCAAGCTCGGATTTACCGTGGCGTGGCGGAAGAAACAGCATGAGCCTTGGTGATTCTTTATTGGCAACCGCTTGCGAGAATTTTTCCAATCGCACTGCAATGTCGATGTGCACCCACCCCGGCGTGTAATCCGGGTTAAAGCGTTTCACAAACGGCATTAATCGTCGACGAGATAAGGCACGTTGGGCGAGTTCTTTTTTCGCTGCTTGGGTTCGATTGAATTCTTTTTCGGCTCTGTCGTTTGGCTGCTGTACGTTGTGTAACTGTTCCGCGAACACTGGGTCAGACAGCTTCTTTTGGCGAACACGTTGGTCGTCTGTCAGCCGGTTTTTAGCGGTGACGGTATCCACTTCTTCGAGTAATCTGTTTTTGCAGTCGTGGCACTGGTTACCTGCAAACAAGGTGATGGGCTTTTCGTTACCGCATCGGGGGCATTTACGTATTTCAATCTTCAACTGGGTGTGTAGATTCCGTATCTGCCTCCGTATGGTGGTCGGTGTCATCGTCATACGACACGCGGTAACTTTCAGGGTCTAGGTTAATGTCTAGCCCTGCTAATTCTTGTAATTCTGCGTCGTTTAATCCGCGTAGTTGATCCATGCGTTTGACTGTCACTTCTACTTTGGCAGGCTGTAATAAATCATGGAGTTTGACTAGCGAGTCGACGGCTTTAATTTCTTCTGTCGCGTCTTTGGCTTTTTTATGGGCTTCCATGTAAAGCAACGTCGCGTCATTACGTGTGAATAATATGTCGCTTTGTGCTTGATACATTTTGGGATCGAACATAGGGCGCATGTATTCGAGATGGTTTCTGATCCGCTGCT